GCCCTTTGTGAGACATACCTGCCAATAGCCATATCACTGCTAAAGATACTATCGAGGGTGTCATCAACATCAACGAGAACACAAGATGCAAATTGACGAAGGGGTGTTCTGACCCCTGCCATGATTGGTGTTGGAATGTTGATTCTGTGCCTTGAGATTGCGTCATAATACCTCTTGACGTATGAAAGACGGGTTTCCTTAGGATACTCTGCAAAGATAGTCAGAGCAATCATCATATACATGAACTGTGGAGTCTCATATACTCCACCGGTACTCCGATCTTGTACAAGATACTTATCAACAACCTGCCTAAGTCCAGCATAGGTAAACAAATAGTCCCTATCGTGCCGAATAAAAGCATTTGCAGACTCAATTTCTTCCTTAGAATACTTGGTATAAATGTCGCTATCATAGACTTCTGCAGAAACACAGTCCATGATATGAGTTTCAAGATGAGGAAGTTCTTGCATCTTCCCATAAAGTTGCTTACGAATGGAAAAAAGAAGCAAACGTGCAGCAACAAACTGATAATTCGGATGCTCCAAATCAATCAAATCTGATGCAGAGCGAATTAAAATTTCTTGAATTTCTGCTGTAGTAATTCCATCATAAAATTGAATGCCAGATTGTATTTCAACTTGTGATGCAGAAACTCCAGCAAGATTCTTACATGCCTCATCAACCATGATGTGCATTTTATCAAGATCTATTTGTTCAACTATTCCGTTTCTTTTTTTGACTTTAAGTTCGTTGCTCATATTTTTTTCCAGGTTGTAAATTTAAGTTTTGCTTCTAATCCACTGTATGTATTTAATTCTATCACTTCCTGAACATTGTGTCCAGTGAGTACCATATCATTTATATCCTTTTCCTTTATTGATGAAGGCCAGATGACAACTTTTTGTCCCATTTCAATAACACGGGAAATTCTTGATAGGATTTCTGAATTACGTGGTTCGTTATCATATATCCACACAGGATTGTCAATCCCCCACTTACTAACATCACCATCAGCTCCACAAAGAGCAATCGCGTTTGAAATAAATGTTGAATCAAAGGGACCTTCGGTGATGTAAACAGTTTGATCCTTTTGCACTTCATCAAGACCGTATATTTTTGGGGCATTGTCACATAGCATCACAGTAATGTATTTAACCTTGCTTGGACCCAATGCTCTTCCCTGAAATCCTATGAGAGCATTTTGATAAAACATTGGAATGATAATCCTTGATTCATCATACTTTGTATTCTCAAAGGTTTGTTTAAGAGAATTAGTCCACTCCTTAAATTTTTCCGCATAATAAAATTTATCTGGATTTAATTTTCTACCTTGCAAATATCCAGATGCACTTAGATTTTCAGATGCTTTGGGTAAATCAAGTTTTGGTTTAAACTCAGGAACTTTAAACTCAAATTTAGGTTCTTCTACTGTAAAATTCTTACCAGTATGCCCTTCTTTAAATTTATCAAAAATATATTGCTTATGAATCTCTATATCAAGTTGTTTTAAAAAATTATTAAATGATATGTTAATACCACAATTATGACACTTATAATTTGTATTATTTTTAACCTGATAAAGATATCCTCTCAACTTATTCTTATTCTTTTGGGAATCCCCACAAATAGGACAACGAAAGTTATAGAGATTGTTCTTTACCTTTTTAAATTTTTGAAGGCGAGAAGATATCAAATTGATGTACTTAACATCAATAAAGTCCATAAAATCACATAATCATTGATACAAGTTTAGCAGATTATCTTATTTTGTCAAGACATATATTAGTTAGTTTTATGTTGATAATTTATACGTGCAGAATCTTCCATTCCGGCAGGTGTCCACCAACCAGATGCAAGAGTTGACATAGATGTGGCAAGAATAGCAAGAAGAACTCCACAACCAATAGTCATCCATTTGATTTTGGAAACATCACCTAATTCTTTTTCCAAAATAGTAATTCTGTCCCCAGATTTTCTATGTTCTTTCTCATTATCTTCTTTTAAATTATCAATCATTTTAAGAAGTAAGTCATCAGTTCTTTGCTGATACTCAATTTTTTCATCGTGTACAGCAAGCATCTTAATTACATTCGTATTAACTTCACTTAATTTTTGAATGGCATCATCAAGTTTGTTGACTATATTTGCAAAGTCAGCAAACTTTTGCTCTAGCACAGCTACTTTTACGATTTCTTCTGACATTGTTCTAAAGCAAAGTATAGTTTTAAATAAAGAGCACTTTGCTAATATAATTCGTTAGATGCAATTATTTATTCTTTTGGTTTCATCCATTTTTTACGAGAACCTAATCCCAAGTATATACTCTTTTTCTTATTTTTGAAAACTGGAGGATTACCTGGATCTGCTTGAGGAGTACCTGCAATTTTACCCCCACCAACAGAATTGGTTGGTCCTCCAACAACCATACCATCCTCTTTCAATTGCCTAAATGCATTAATTATTTTTTCCAGTTTATTATTTTTCATTGTAAATTTTGTAAAGTTCTGAAAGGCAATGAATATCAACTTGAATATCGTGAATTGAAGATTTTGGATATTCAGGAAATTTTCCCAAAAATATAATAAAAGTCTTCATTGCAGACCATAATTCCTTTTCAATTTTAAAAAATAACATTGGAGTTGTTGCTTCACCAAATATATTATAAAGAATAATAAAATGATTAATAAGAAGGTGAGTTTTTAGTTCACCAGTATTCTTATATCGTTTCAAAAGTCTTTTAACATATTTGAAATGATTCAAATCCTTATCAAAATCTTCTCTGGTTACTGCCTGAGGATTTTCATAATGTTTAATTGCAAACAAGAGGAAATTGTCCTCATTCAACTCATTGAAAATCATTTAGCATCAAGCAACAGTAAGTGTATATGTTCCAATACCAACTTCAGAAGTTGTTCCTGCACCACCAATATTGCGAAGAAGAACATCACCAAATTGTGAAGTGAATGAACTAATTACACCAACGCCATTTGAACCGTCAGTAATTACACCAACAAATCCACTTGGAATATCAATTTTCAGTTTTGTTGCATTTGTACGAGTACTGAAGGTAACGGAAAGATTTTGAGTAATTGTTGATCCAATTGTGCTTGCCGTTCCAATTTGAACATAAGTATTTCCAACAGCAACAACAGGAACGTTTGCAAGTTTACCTGCTACTGTGAGGGAACTTCCAACAGAAACACCTGTTATAGAATTAACAAAGATATTAGTTCCACCAATTGCAACAGTTTGTCCTGAAGTTGTTTGTGTGGTTAAGAAGTTAACATTTGCAGCCAGAATAGTGCTTGGAGTAGTAAAAGCAAATGATACTCTGTTTGTAACCTGACCGTTGAAGTTTTCAAAAACATCTGGTGATCCGTGCAGTGCTGCAGTTGATGACCAGGCATATTGAGTGGATCCGGATGATGCTGCAGTACCAAGAATTGCAGTGGATTCGTTTGCATCATTTGCATCAAAGGTACGAATTCTTACGGTTGCGCCTGCGCCAGCAAAAACAAGTTCATTAAATACAACGTGAACGTATCCGGTTGTATTTGTAGCAATACCTGCAGTACCGTTACCAATACCTAAGGAAATTCTTGAAGATCTATTTGGATCTTCAAAGAAAACGGCAACAGGACCAGCAGTACCAATACCAGTTGCTCCAGCATCAGTTGTAGGTGCAGTGCTGTTCAATCCAACAACTGGAACTAAAACTTCATCATAATAAGATGATGAAAGACCAGAATGTTCGCTAGTGCCATATCTTCTGTAAACCCATCCACGTACATCTGCAAAGCAATTCCAAGGAGTATTATTTCTATCATTCTCAGACAGATGTTTGGGAATAGCATAATTGTTTGCTGCGGTTTCAGTTGTTGTGGAAATGCCCCAGAGTGCCATTCTTTTTACCTATAATTCGTTAATCTAAGAAGTATTTATAAAAAAATGAGACCTTGTTAATTAGAGGTCTCATTATTTTTTGAAAGAACTATTAAAATATTTCGTATAAACTGATAGACAGTATTTGCCTTTATTTTTTTATTTTCACCAAGATATTCAGAAAGGGAAAACAATAATCCAAAAACTAATGTTAATCCCCAATTTGCCAACAAACAACTAATCACTTGCAGTTCTTGAGAAGAGCAACTCTTACTGTTGAAGCAATTACATTATCAATATCATTGTCGGTTGTTGCGACATAACGATCAATCATATCCACAACCAGTTTCTTTACCTGGCATGAATTCATAAACTGAATCAAGATTGGTTTTAAAAGATTTACTACGTTTGCCATTTTGGGAATCCTATTACAACAATATTATTTAGGGATTTTACCTAATTTTAATCATTTATCAATTATCTTTAGTGATTCTTTTACTTTTCTTCATCTGATCAAGATAATATTGAGTATGAGGTCTTGCTTTACTAGTATCTCCTGCCTTTAACGCTTTGGCTGCTGGACCACTATTATTTCCCATCATAGCATCAGCAGCAGCAGCAGAGTACTCTCTAGACATTCCTCCTGTTTGCCCTCTGTGCTTAGGAGATCCAGCTTCTGCTGCTTGCGCTTCAAGTCTTTTTCTTAGATCAGTACTAGAAGGTGGGTTTTCCCCTTTTTTGTGAGTATATCTTGCTTTATTTAAAGTGTCTCCAGTTTTAATACTACCAAGACCCTTTCCACCACTCATTTGATTAATAGCACCTTTGCTGATTGTTTTCCATCCTTCAATAATAGATTCTAACCAAGCATCACTCATATGTTCTACAATATTTTCTGCTGAATCAAAATTTTCAGCAAAACAATTATCAACCAAAGTTTCAATTACATAATTATAAATGGTTTCCGTTTCTTCTTTTTGAGCACCATAATAAGCACCAAGTGCTCTCTTAATTCTTTGCTTTTTACTATCACCTTTGAAAGTTTTATTCTTTGAATGAACGAAATCACTGATTGTTTTACCAGCATTAGCACCTACATCAATCTTTTCATCAAGTTCATATTCTTCACTATTAAGTGGAAGTTTTCCTTGCTTTAATGCATTGATTTTAAATTGCTGTTGCTTTCTTACAAGATTTAATTCTTGTGGAGTTGGTTTTTGTGATGTTGGTTCTTGTTGAGTTTGTTTTTTTGATTGGGAATCAATTTCTTCCTTTCTTAAACTTTTAATTATTTCATCAGGAGATTTTGTAAGAGTATCAGATTTTTCACGGGAAATTGGTTTTCTTTTTGCTTGCAATTTCAAAAGTTTCTGTCTTCTTCTTCTGAGTTTTTCTTCTCTTTCATAATCTGTTTCTTCACCAATTTCAACCATTTCAATCAATTCACCACCCAATTCAGATGCAATCTGAATCATCTCAGTATTCAACTTTGGATTGATTTCAACTTTATTATTTACCTTTTTTTCTTTAATTTGTTTTTTATTTTGCTCATTATCAACTAAATCAGCAATTTCAAATAAATCATCTCTCCAATTTGAGAATGATTCTTCACGAGTTTTAATTACAGAACCTATTTTTCTACGACGATTTAAAAGATATTTATCGGTCTTTGTATTTTTTTTACCATCATTATCAATGTCAGAATCTTCTTGTCCTACTGGATCAAGTTTTTCAGATACAATTTTTCCAAAATAAACCTTTGAAATATCGTTAAGAATATTATTAGACATTAGAATAAATGCTTTTTTTTATTTTTCTATACTTATTTATAAATTCTTTGATAGCATAATATTTTGCACCAGATTGTAAATTTTCTTTTCCAGTTTTAATTGCTCCTGGAGTTTGTTTTGCTGCGTATTTAGCTGCCCCAAGAGTTCCCGTTAAAGTATTTGGTTTACCAGGCTCTCTATACATACGGTTCATATTTTTTTCAGTATATTCATTCAAATCTTTAATCCAAGACTTAAACATAATATCATCTTCGGTAACACAAATTAAATAATTAGTTCCTCTACGAATTACTTTTCCAGTCAATCCAGTATTCATATTTTCTACAATATCACCAATTTTAAAAATTTTATTTTGAACATAATTTTCTCTCAAATTTTCATTATCCAATTTTGGAGCAATTTGCCATAGATTAAAATTTTCTTTTATTGAAATTTCCATTCCTTTACGAACATCATTAAATAATTTTTTCGTTTCTTTATCATCAAGTTTTTTAGGAACTCCTCTTCGGAAAGTTTCAAAATCATTTTCTGCTGCTGCCTTTCTCATTTTAGATGCCGACATTCCTGATGCATTTTTATCAGAATCTGCTGTTCCTGCTGCAACTACATTGATTTGTGAAAAATTATATTCAGATCCATTATACTTATTTGCAAGATTTTTAATCTCTGCTTGACGATCTGAACCAACAACAATATTTACATTTCCATAACCATCCTCAGAAGTTGCTCTTAATACATCAAAGATATTTTGCATATCCGGATTATTAATTATATTTTCACCAAATTTAGGAAACATTTTTCTCATATATGAGATTTTTGTATTAGGATCCAATGGATTCTTTTTTGGATCTTGAATTCTAGATGGATAAATTTTTAATTCTCCACCAAGAGAAATACGATCTGCAGTCTTAAAAAGTTTTTCGTGTCCTATTGTCGGTGGATTAAATCTTCCAAAAATAATTGTAGAGAATTCATCATTTTGCTGTTGTTCTGGAGATTGCTGTTGTTGCTGTGGCAATTCAGATTGTATTTGTTGTGTTGGCAAATTAACTTGAGTTCCTGCGACTTGTTGATTTGCTTTTGTTTTTGGACCATCTGGAATATCTCTTTTACCTACTCTTTCACCACGATTAAAAAATTCAAGTTCACCCCCAACAGTTTTAGCAACAAATTCTCCACGAGAATCATACCAATCCCCGTGCCCATCACCTTGCAATCCAAGTTTTTTGGCTTGTTCTGATGCTTTAGTTTCCTTTGCTTCTATTAAGAACTGAGAAAATCTCTTCATACTATATTATTTTTTAAATATTTATCAATATAGTTTTAAATGAAATGAACCAGGGACTTTAGTTTGATTTCCCATTATTGTTGCTCTCAATGATTGTTTTGCCAATTCATCTGCTTCGTCTTGAGTTAATCTTTTTTGTCCTGGTTTTTTTGACTTTTTATACAATCTATATCCAATTCCTTCAACCAATCTTTCATAATCTTTTCTATTTGTAATTCCTTTGCTTGTTATAGCAGACCATAAATCTAAAATAAGTTCATCTTCTTTTCCAGATTTTTTTATAGAATAAGAAATTTCAAGTTTATTTTGCACTTCTTCATATACTTTTAAATTTTTCATATATGCAGTATTATTTGTTTCGGAAGCAGCAAATACAAGTTTTTTATTTTTGGTAGATGGATTCAAAGAATTTGAAATTCCTTCAAAATAATTATAAGAATTTTTCAATTTATCTTCATAAGTTTTTCCAATCATTTCACCCCGACTAATAATATTACTTGATAATGATTTATTAAAAACATCTCTTCTAATTTTTTTAATCTCTCTACTACCAGATGGTGTATATATAATTTTTTCGACAAGATTCATACCCAAAGAACCACCCTGAGCGGCGTTAAATTCTGCTTCTTTTGATACACTTAGGGTTTTTCCTTCAGCATTATAAATTACAGAATCTGTTTCTCTTTTATATTTTTTTGTCCCATCCATATCCAAAATAACTTGATCTATTTGAATATCATATTGAAGATTTATTCCTTTGGATCCTACAACTCCTCCAACAGTATATTGTTTTGGATATAATTTTATTGGATCTTGTTTTAATATTACTTTTGGTGGAGTTGGTCTTCCAATATCATTTTGAGGAACATTAACTAATCCTATTCTAGAAGAATAAACTGCGTTATTTAATGTTGACTTTTTAAGAGAAATTGGAGCTAATTTTTTTTCTTCATAAAGTTTTAATATAAGTTTATTTAAACCACGAATGTCATCTATAGCTAGATTTTTTTTAACTCTATTGTGTAAAAAATTTGTATTTTGATTATTGATTGATGCTGTTTTAATATAATCTTGTATTTCTCTAATAGCAATATCATTATAAAACCAAACATCCGCAGGATTCCATCTATCATAAGTTCCAGTAAATTTAAAAATACTCCAAACTTTTTTTAAAAACTCTGCAATCGTACTTGTTTTATAAAAACCATCTTGTCTTAATATTTTTAATTTATTGATAAATGATATTTTTTGATTGTTATTTAAATTTTTTACTTGAGATTGTAAAGCATCATGCCATCCATTTCCTTTTTTTTTGTCTTTCGAAAAATATTTTTCTGCATCTTTCAAATTAAGTTTAGAATCTATATCTGCAATTTCAGAACTCAATCCAGATAATTGTTGACTAAATCCATAATCTTTAATAAATCCAGATAATTTTCCTTTAGATTCAAAAATATTGATCATAAAATTTTCATCTATATTTGTACCTTTAAGTACGAAATTTGAAGATTTTTTGACAATCAAAAAATAGATTACCCACATTGTTTCATTTATAATTTCTGGTGCGGGTAATGCCATATTCTTTACATCTTTCTTATATTTAGAAAAAAAGACCCCCCCTTGTGAGGGAGGGTCTCTGTACAAATTTGTAAATGGGTTTCAACCTAGAATAGAATTTCTCCAATTTTCACTCATATTCACCATAATTCTTTCTGCTGCTTCTATAGTTTCAGCATATCCTTCATCTAAAAGATGTGAAAGAATAATGTCATAAAGATCATAATCTTCATTAGTTTTCTTTCTAACGATTTCACGACTTGGTTTTTTCTTTTCTTGTGGTAGTTTTTGTGACTTTGGTGCTCCAGGGTCTCTGTTAGTTATTGTAGAAACTCTTGATTGAACCTTATCTGCGTGAGCACCAATGCCATGAGGAATAACTGGTGATATTCTACCGTATCCACCTTTCTTAGGTGCAGGAACAGTAGTTCCTGGCTTTTCAATTTTATCATCTGGTTTAGTAAACTTCTTATCAGCACCATATCCACTTCTGTCTCCTTTTTCTCCCGAAAGTTCTTTCATTGAAGGAAGAGGATTACGCTTTCTGGGCTCATAAGGTTTTACCCCAGGTGCTCTTTCTTCATCAAAAATCAATCCATTTTCTTTCATTGCATCACGAAGTTCTTCATCATATACTGCTTGATATGCAAGTGAAGACTCTACTAGAATTCTTGAATCCATTTTACCTAGAATAGTATACTCTAAGTTTATTTATAAATAAACTGATTTTTCCATTATCTGGAAAAAATATATAAAATCACTTATCGTTAGGATCTCTATTTTCAGAGCGATAAACATCAAAAGCACCTTCAGGATAACGCTTACTGAGTTTTAAATAGTTACGTTCCAGAACTTCCTCAAAAGAAACATCAAGTGCCATGCAGGCTTGTGCAGCATACCACATAATATCGCCAAGTTCAATCTTCAAATGTTCTATATTATCTTCATTATAAGGTTTTCCTTGAAGAAACATTTTCTTTACAATTTCAGTAAACTCACCTGCCTCTGCACTCATACCAAATGAAGCAGTAAGAAGACGAGGAACATCAGCATCAGCAAGTTCTAATTCAGTCAAACGAGCAAAAAGTGCTGCAAAATCAGTACTTTCTTTACTTGTAGTCTGACGAACAAATTCAATATATTTTTGTGTATCTATTTTAGACATTAGAATTTAAATCCCTCAAATGATTTTTTTGGTTTTTTTTCTTCTTCATAAGTATAGTCTTCTTCCTTTCCATTGTCAATAATATCATCTTGTGCTTTTTGTTCGCAATCATAAAGACGCATTTTAGCACGATCAATACCAACAACAAATCTTTTATTCATTGTTGGATCATTATATCTATTCTTCAGTTGTTTTACCATTATCTGTCCAAGTTGTTCCAACTCTTCAGTGCTAATAAGGGCAAACATAAGATCAGCAGTAGCAGGGAGACCAAAGGATTCAGAAGTATCAGTAAGTTCAACATCAGAGTTACCATAACCACTACGAGTAGTCTGGGTAGCAGAAACAATTGGAACATTAAATTCAACTGCAAGACCTCTAAGTTCTTCAGCAATAGACTTGATATATGAATAAGAATTTGCAGAACCATTTGCTTTGTGCCTGGAGGAAGCACAAATATTAAGGTAGTCAATGAAAATAATATCAGGTCTAAATGATTTCTTAAGAGCAAGTTCATTCAAAAGTGCCTTAAAATGTCCAGAGTGTGCAGAAGCAGTTGGATATTCTTTAATAATAAAAGTTCCTTGAGTTTTCTTTGCAATACTATTTACCTTAGATTCAAACATAGACCTTGGCAAATCAGTAATATCTTTAATATTAACATTCAATAAATTTGCGTCAATTCGCTCAGCAATTTTCTCCTCTGCCATTTCAAGAGTGATGTAGAGAACGTTGCGCCCTTGCAATAAGACGGAACTAGCAACGTGGCACATAAAGAGACTCTTTCCGACACCTGTACCAGCAAGAGCGATATTGAGAGTCTTAGTAGGTAAACCACCTTTAGTAATTTTGTTGAAATATTCAAGGTCAAATTCAATCTTTTGCTCCTTTTTATGGTAAGATTCGTAACGTTTTTCATAGTCTAACAGATAGTCGTGTCCGATTGCAGTATCAAAAGATACTGCTAGGGCATCAGATAAAATTGATGGAATGCTATCACGATTTTTCTTTTCGTCTTTACCATCAGCAATATGAATAGATTCCATTAGAGCCAAATAAATGGCACGGTCACGACACCACTTTTCGGTAGTATCAACTAACCAATCAAATTCTATAGGAACATCATCAAGACATTCAATTAATTGTAAGACTTGTTTAAAACTATCTTCATTAATATCTTTAGATTTCTCAACTTCAATACAAAGAACTTCTTTTGTAGCAAGTTGATTATACTTTTGAACAAAATTTAAAATTTCCTGAAATACAATTTTTTGATTCGTGTCTTCAAAATATTCTGGTTTAACGAAAGGAATAACCTTTCTTGTATATTGTTCATTATGTAAAAAATTTCTTAGAATCAAAAATTCAACTTTATCCATAACTAAATTCTTTTCGTGCTGTCTCATCAAGTGCTTGCATTACTTCAGGTGTGAAGTATTTTTCAGGATTTTTTAGAATCTCTTTTGCGTAGAGTTTCTTTCCATCTATCTCATAACGTCCAGCAACATTCTTCCAAAGTCCACCAAGTTCTCCCAATTCAAGAAGTCCATAATACTTATCTAAACCACGCTCATCATAGAACAAACGGATTTCAACATCTTTATTTTCTTTACTTAAACGCGACTTAGCAGTCTTTGCCTTGATAATGTTTCCAATGACTTCTGTTCCATCTTTTTCTTTTTTCTTGCTGAGATACACGATAGTAGAACTGGCATACTTAAGACCAGAACCACCACCCATTTCTTTTGTAGGAACATAAGCACCGATGACATCATATGTATGATTGGTTACAATCATTGGAATTTTTGCTTGACCAAGTTTAAGCGTAAGCATTCGGAATGCACCTTTTACAAGTTGAGATTTGGTCATATCTCTGACTTGCTTTTCATTCAGGGCATCAGTAATTTCTTTATCAGTAGAAAGCATACCCAGAGAATCTAACACAAACATACAAGGTTTGCGTTCTTCTATAGAAGCCTTAAGATATATATCAACTGCCTTCAGTGCCTTATTTCTAAAGTCTTCAATTGTGACGACTCTTACAACTACAAGACGTTTCGTATCAACACCACGACTTTCTAGAAGTGATTTAGTGATTGCTGCTTCAGTATCAAAATAGAGACAATATCCACCAGGATTACTATCAAGAAAATTCTTAACGACGGCCAAACTAAAAAAAGTCTTTCCTGTAGAACTTTCACCTGCGATTGCAGTAATCTTGTTACCAGATACACCACCAAAGATACTCCCACTGACAAGAGCATTAAAGATGTATGAACCCGTGTCCACATAAGTTTCAGTCTCATCAATGTCTGATGCCAACTCTGTGTAGTCATCGCCAATTTCTTTTACAATATCTTTAAGAAAATCCATCAAATTACCATCCCGTATTCTTCGCGTAAGATTTTTTTATAATAATCAGGATTTGTATTCCTGACTTCCTTTACAGTTTTAAGTTTTTTATAAAGTGCAGCATCACCTCCCACACCAAGAGCACTAATAATTGTATCCAGTTCT